AAATTAGAAAATATTATAAACTATTAAATCCTAGATAACTATGCGAATAGAATTGGACAAGTGGCAACAGGAAGTATTAAACTCTAAAGGCAATATCTGTTTAAGGAGTGGCCGACAAGTTGGAAAATCTACCGTAATATCTATCTTAGCTGGAGACTTCGCAGCACATAACCCCCATAAAAGAATTATGATTATAGCAGCAGTAGAGAGGCAGGCCTACTTATTATTTGAAAAAGTATTAGGTTATATGAAAGATAATTATAATGATTTAATTAAAAAAGGAGCTAACAGGCCAACAAAGACACAGCTAAAATTAACTAATGGTTCTATAATCCACTGCTTACCTTGTGGCCTTACTGGTTACGGAATTAGAGGTTTTACAATAGATTGGCTAATAGCAGACGAAGCAGCCTTTATCCCAGAAGAAGTATGGACTGCAGTAACACCAGCACTAGCAACAAGAAAAAATTCTAGAATAATACTATTAAGCACTCCTTTTGGAAGAAATAACTACTTTGCTCAATCATTCCAAGATAAGACCTTTACTAAATTTCATGTAAGCTCTGAAGAATGCCCTAGAATGCAGAAAGACTATTTAGAACAACAAAAGGCAAGAATGACTAAAAGACAATATGCTCAGGAATTCCTGGGAGAGTTTATTGATGGATTAATGCAATTCTTCCCAGATGAATTAATTAAAAAAAGAATGATAGCTAAAAGAACAGGAAATATATCCCAATCATGCAATAACTTCTTAGGTGTCGATATTGCAAGAATGGGAGCTGATGAATCCACATTTGAAATTTTAAAACTAACAGAAGAAAATAGATTAATACATATTGAAAACCAAATCACTACTCGGACTTATTTAAATGAAACTACAAAACACATTGTTGAATTAACAAAACTCTATGATTTTGGAAAAATCTATTTAGATGATGAGGGAATTGGAGTCGGAGTTTATGACCACTTATTAGATTATGACGAAACTAGAAGAATCATAGTCCCGATTAATAATTCTAAAAGAGTTTTAGATAGAGATGAGAAACACAGAGTAAAATTACTTAAGGAAGATTTATATAATAATTTATTAAGGCTGATGGAGACTGGAGAGATAGATTTACTAGATGACCCAGAAGTATTTTTGTCTTTTAAGTCTGTTCAATATGATTATACTTCTGACACCTTGGGACGTTCTCATTTGAAAATATTTGGAAATTACACCCATATTGTTGAGGGATTGATTAGAGCGGCATGGTGCATAAAAGAGAAAAGCTTAAAACCTTACATTTCCTACTAAAACCATGAATAAATACACAACTGCAGAGAAAAAAGAGAAATTAAAGGATAAATCAGAAGAATTAGCTAAAGAAATGGCTAAAATGGAGCTTTCTAATGATTTTTTTGCATTAACAGACGCATTAAACGATTTAAGAGTTGTATTGATTAGGAGAGGCTTATAATGGCAGAAGCTGGAACCTTATGTATAGCTGCAAACGTTTTATATAAAGCTGGAGCCAATGCAAGTGCTGTAAGTATTACAGAGGCTTATACTAATGTTTTTATTTTACAAGCAGAGGCTTTTGTTAGTGTTAATACTAAATATGACTTGGTTGCGAATTATGCAAGCATTAGCACTCTAGGAAAAGAATTATTAAGAGATGTAACCAGCTCAATAGCTGCAATTAATGTTATAAATTATGATATGTCCGGATATACTAAGGCTATAGAGGCTCAAGTTATGTTAGATGTATTATGGAGCTCAGTTACAGAAACTATTAATCTATTGAGAGATAAAGACTATAGAGAATTTGTATTAAATGGGGATACTGATTAATGGTAAAAGCAATGCAAAAAAGAAGTTTTGTTAAGGCTGGAGAGGGTGCCATAGCTTCCTATACATTTACAGAGTTTGCAACTAATCAGGGCTTTTTAAAATTATATTGTTTAAGTTTATACAGTGGTGCAAGTTTAGTTTATTCTCTTGCAGAAACAGCATTAAGGGGAGCAACGCCAATAAGTGCCGGTTGGAGTGGGAGCCCTTTTACACATGATTTAGATATTGATATTAACCAAAATATGACTCTTGCTGGTATTCCAAAAATGGAAATAGGATATTTTGCAGCTCATACTGGGGGAACAACTGGAACGGTTACATTAAATATTATAAAAGTAAGGGCTGGAGCAGAGACAACACTAGCCACAGGCTCATTTTCAGCTAATTATGCAAGTGCTCCGGGTGCTTATGATAAGACTACAATTTTATTTTCAGAGATAGCTTTAACTATTTTATCTAAGGGGGATAAGTTAAGGTTAGAAGTTACAGCAACTACTCCAGCCTCAGCTTATTTTAGATTAGGGACAGACCCCACTAATGCATATGGAGAGACTGTAGATAGCAATTTAATTTTACCAGTGAGGTTACAACTATGAGCCAATTAGACTTAAACCGAGTAACTACAACTGATTTAAATATTCAAGACACTACTATAGATAGTGAAAGTTTAGACGTGGCTGGAGCGGGAAAAATAACTTATTGGACTTTTCCAAATGCTTCTACACAGATAGGATTATATAAAAATAACCCAGAATATAAAAAAGCAGTTGATAAGTTAGCAGTCTTTACGGTTGGGCAAGGATATGAAACAGACCCTTTAACACAAGCTAATTTAGACAGACTAACAGGCTGGGGAGAAGACAGCGCACTTTCTATTTTTTGGAATATGCAAGTTATGAAGAAAGTTATAGGGGATAGTTTTGCAGAGGTTATAAGAGAGGGGAATAATATTCTTAATTTAAAAACAATTAGTGCCGAAAGAATGAAAATAGGAGTTAATCAAAAAGGGATTATTGTTCATTATGTTTATATTAATAATGGGGGCAAAGAACAAAAAATTAGTCCAGAAAATATGCTGCATTTATGTAATGACAGAATAGGGGACGAGATACATGGAGCCGCAGCCTCTGATAGTTGTGGGTGGGTTTTGGAAGCCTTACACGAAGTTAGAACAGACCATCGAAAAGTTATGCATAGAAACGTCGTGCCTTTAAGAATTATTGAAGTTGATACAGATAACAAAAATAAAAGAGACGCTTTAACTGCCGAATATAAAGAAGCAATTACAAAAGGAGAGGTTTTAGTTATACCAAAAGGAACTTTAACAATTACCTCAGACCAAATAACAATTACAGACCCCATGGCATGGATTTCTTATTTAGAAAACTTACTATATCAAGCTGTAGGAGTGCCTAGGGTTATTGCCACAAGTGAGGGCCAAACAGAAGCTGGGGGCAAAGTTAGTTATTTTGCTTATGAGCCTATTTATACATGGGAGCAGAAACAACTAGAAGCAGACTTATTATATCAGTTAGGCTGGAAGATTGAATTTAACAAACCAGCAAGTCTTAAGGATAATATGCAAAGTGATGAAGCTAAAAATGCTGGACAAGTAGGCATACAGCCTAATGATACACAAACTAGCACGGAGATAGAAAATGGTTAAGGCAACATTAGCAAAACTCATTGGAGAACAAAAGCCTAAATGTAAAGTTGGTTTTCATTGGGATGCTGCTAAGGGTATGTGTGTGCCAGATAATAAACTTCCTTTAGGAGTTTTACCAGAAGTTAGCCCAGAAGTTAAGAAAGTTACAGAAAAACCTAAATCTGGGCCTATTGATACAAGACAAAGCAAAGATACTAGTAAGCAGAGAGTAGCCCCAGACGGAACAATATTGTCTTCTAGTGCAGTTTATAAGCCCGAAGTTGAAACACAAGCTCCAGAAGTTTATAGGGATAACGAGACGGGAGAGATAAGCGGGGTTAGATTACCGAGCGGGAAAACTATTTTAGGAATGAGTCCCGAAGAAGTTAATAATTATATTTCTAATTATCAAGAGCCAAGAACATTACCAGCGGGAAGCGCAGAATTTGGGACAGCAGAAGCACAAGCACAACAAGACGCAGAAGCCGCAGCATTAACCGCACAGATAGGCGGAGAGATTAGCGGAGAAGTTGGAGCAGATGGCCGACCAATAACACCAGAGGGAGAAGTTAGCGGTTTAGATTATAAACAAATAGTATTAAGCACGGCTGCGGACGCTGGATTTTGGAAAAGTGTTGGGCTTTATGGTGGTATAGGAGCAACTGCTGGGGCAAAGTTAGGGACAGTGGTCGGAGCGGCAGCAGCAATCCCAACGGGGGGTTTAAGTATTCCAGCAGCAACAGCAATAGGTGCAGGAGTAGGTGGAGCCTTAGGTATTGGTTTAGCGGTTTATGAGGGAATACAAAGCAACATAGAAGCACAGAAAAAAGGAATTTTAGGAACTCAAATTGATACAGTAGCTAAAATGGAAAGAGTCTCAAAATTAGCTATAAGCGGAGCCAACGCATTCCCAGAGTTAAAACATTTATATTTCCAAGAATTTCAAAACGCACAAGTGCAAATTAATGAGGCACACACGCAGATGATTATAGACGTTAGAAGTAATACAAACTTAGCACTAGGGATTGATGGAACTAGAGAACTAGGGAAATTTAATTTATATGAGGAGCACACACAGCCCCTTTTAGAGTTAGAAATGCGTAGGGCTTTAGGAGCTCCAAACGAGCAACAAGGCTATTTAGGTTTAATGATGGCGGCGGAGAGTTTATCACAATGACTAAAAAATTAACAAAAGCACAGAGGAAAAGAGAAACTCAGAACTCTCTAACACAGAGGAAAAGAGAAACTCAGAACGCTCTAATTAATGCAGCACTAGGTGGTGCATTAGTATTTGCTGGTGGTTTAGTAGCTACTGGTGGAGTAGTTACTATTGCAAGTTTAGTGGCTTCTTTTGGGGCTTCCCTAGTTGTATTTTGCACTAAACTTAAAGACTTTTTTGCCAAAAAACAATCTGTAATATTTAGTTTTTACTAAATAAATTAAGGAGACAAACAAAATGGAAGAAAAACCAAAGACTGATATGGAGAAAGCTGAGGCTGTAGTAGCAAGTCTAAAGGCAGAGAACGATAGAACTCTAGCATTAGTAGAGAGACAAGAGAAGCTAAGAGTGGCAGATACTTTAGGCGGAGTTACAGAAGCTGGACAAGCTCCAGTAGTTAAGGCTGACGAAACAGCAGCCGATTATGCGACTTCTGTAGCTGGGGGTAAATACAATGGACAAAAAGAAGAATGAGCCTAAAGATTTAGGTGTTAAGATAGGAACCCCAGAGGAAGCTTTTTGGACTGGTATCAAATCTAAGTGTGAAACAGCTATAAAAGATGCGGGCCACGAGATAGAAATCAACGAGAAGATACGAGTTTTTGCAGAAAGTAAGATTAAGGCAGAAGAAGCTAAATAACGAAACATTTATATAGTCACTAAGGTACCTTAGTGCATGGCTAATGAAACAAGATTAATGGTTGAAACAGAATTACCAGTTAATTTTAAATGTGCTGATGGAACAGGTATT